TAATGCCACCCAAGGGTGCATAGCTCTTGCTGTACCCAAGTAAGATGCTGTGGTGAACTTTAACCAACCACCAATCTTCTCCGGCATACCAAAGCGAAAGCGTACCTTGTCTATGTCAAACCAACCGCCCTCGTTAGTGTAAGAGGTAGTCTCTCTGTTGACACCTGGTTTGAATTGGAGTTTGGTTAGTGGCATCTAGCATCCTATGCGTTAAGTGCGTCTAAATCATTCCAAACACGTTGAGCGTGTGCAGCGGCATCAAAATCAGTCGTTGCATTTGGATCTTCGTCTGTTGGTGCAGGGTCTTTCCAACTGTTTGCCGAAGCCTGTGCCGCAAGGTAAGTCTGTAGATTATCCTTAGATGTGATCTCTTCAATCGCACCAGATATATCTGCGCCATTGTCAGAAATGCCGATCATAATCCAATCTTGTGGACTAGCTGTACCACTATCTGCAACAGGATACATACCGCCTGTTGATTGCGATACACCAAACTTTAACCAAGTTGGTATAGTGCCGTCACTTTCTAGTCTATATTTTACAACTTTGTGTGCCATTTGTTTTATCCTCTATCTGGGGGGTATTAGTTAAACTTGTTTTGTCTAGGATGTTAAAACCGCGACTATTCGCAAAATCACCAGGACAATGCGCCCATTTTTCTGCACATGCCTCTAGCCATTGCACCGTATGAAAATGCTCTGGCGCTTTGCCCTCTTTCATTAATTCATTTTCCCATTGAAGGTAGGCAAACACTTCAGCTTGTGCTTGTGCTGCGTTAATTCCTAAATCAAAGAGATAAATTAAATTACCCTCATCAATCTGACCACCACGAGAACGAGCAGCGTTCAACGCCTGTTTCATGTTTGTCATAATGTGGTACTTAATTTCTTCTAGCTCATAGTCTTCTTCCGTAAGCTCATCCTTACCGATTTTCTTCATCAGGTTGTCATACTGATTGGTAAAGAAGTTTAGCTTTCTAACTGCACCTTCTACATATCCACGAGAGCTTGCCGCTTGTGCTTGCTTTTCGTTAATCTTAATCTCAAGCATCTCACGTTCTAAATCGTCTGTTTCTTCTAGTAGCTTACGCTCTAGCTTCTTGAGCTTTACTTCTTCCTTTTTCATCTTGAAGTAGCCCTCTTGCAAAGCTGCTTTTGTCTTTTCTATCTCAGCAAGGCTGTGCTTTACGGAACGTATAGGTGTGATCGCAGTTACATCTAGTGTCACACTCATCATCTGTGAATGAGACTTATAAAAATTGCTAGATGCCTGTGCGATTGCAGGAGCTTTTTCTGCAATGTTTGCCAACATAGATTTGTATTCAGGCTTCGCTTGTGGAAGCTGAATCTTAATGTCAGGCGTTGTTAACGCGATTTCATTTGTGGTATCTTTTGGCATTATGATGGCTTCGTTGGCATGGTGTGAGTATGAGGCCATCCTGATGCAGTTGGCAAGTCTCTAAGTGCTTTGCGGTATGTAACCCACTCAGCTTTTTTTTCTGTAGTCAAAGCGGTATCAGCCATTTGTGTCCAGTCAGAATCTGCCAACAGGGTTGTTCGAGTAGACCTTTGGGCTTCAGCCACATCGGCGTCAATACGAGCACGATACGCTGTGGTTTGTGCGTCAACCGATTGCACTACACCATCATCGTCGGTGTACTCAGTAAACACTGGCCCAACAGAATTGACTGTCATCCAGTTGCCATCAGAATCTTGCGCCACACCAGACCTAAAACTAAATTCGTAAGGCGCTGTTGTTGTTGCTTGAGCACTCTCCATAACAGAATCTGCACCCAGACCATCTAGGCGTTCTGCTGTTAGCGTTGGCTCTAGAACAGGTCGAGTTTTCTTGTGCATCGTGCGGAAGGTTATTTCCGTCACTACCTCTTCCGTGTCTCTTATTCTTATTAGTCCCATGACTAAACTCCTTTATGTTGCAATAGCGTAGAAAATAAAGTCTTCACCCGAAGAAAATCCACCACCTACCACTGTAAATCCTGATGAAAGAGGGTCGATTAAATCTGAACCAGTAACTTCAGCCGTGTCGGTATTTAATTTTATATATGGATCATTACCTGCCACTATACCTCGTGTCGTATCAAACACGTTCCAAGCACCTGTGCCATCAGTGCGTTTCAGTAAAATAAACTTGGCTCCTGAAGTAAAGCCACAATCTACGTTAACATCACTACCTGTCGTAGAAAATGTACCAACTTTACTTATTCCTGGCAGAGTAGCGAACAGGTAAGCCACATATTTTTTAGTGGATTGATTAATACCATTATACGTCCCAAGTGAAAAAACACTGCTTGTGGGCGCTGTACTATTCCACAACAAAGCGCCATTTCCAGTGCTTGCACCTCCAGAGCTTTGTAAACTCAAAGAATCATCATAAGGTGTTGCTAAATCTTTATGCTGAACCCACCAAGCATTAGAACTTGAAACCGTTTCTGTTGACTTTGCCCATATCATTTCAGGCGCAACATCAAGATTATGAGTTACAGTTCTTGCGCTTCCCGTACCTGTGTAGCAAACAACGTCAAAATATTTTCTGGCTCTAGCCCAAGACCAACTGATAATGTCAGATTGAGTACCCCACCAAGCCGTATTTAAATCTATAGTATTAGTGGGCGCATCCCAATATTTTAAACTTGTGTTATTGCCACTTAATACATTTTCATTATTAGTCTGTAAATTTCTCTGACCAAGCAAACGAGTAAGGGCATACCTAGTATCCCCCGCTGTCCTTGTATGAAGATTGAAATCAGGAACAAAACCAAGATTATACTTGTTGTCTCCTCCTGCGGTAGCATTTACAGAAAACACCTGAGTCGCAGCGGTGGGTACAGCTTGAGGTCTGCGTATTGCCATGTAAACAAATGTGTCACCGCTTTTATTGTAGTCGTAACTGCTTGTTATAATTTGAAATCCAGTTGATGTAGGTTCTACCCTAGTTCCCGCAGGATCTTCAGCCGCAGTTGTATTAGCGAACAAAGTATTAGCTTGTGGGGATGGACTAAAACCTCTCATTACATCCACAATAATCCAATTATATGCAGTTGAGGCGTTCTTAAGCATAAGCCACTGAGGTTCAAACCCCAAGTCAATTACAGGGCCAGTAGCAGATTCATTCCCAGTATATGAACCACACTTAATTATATCTCCATCTTGATCTGGCCCAAACCCACCATCATTATTGTTGTGTGCGAATAGGTAGGCTACATAAGAATGACCAGTATAATTTGATCCTGAATCTGTACCTAAAGTAAACTGAGTAGAGGTTGGGGCAGTATTAGCAAACGGAGTTTGACTTGCTGCAAAGGCGTTTGTTAAATTTAAAAAACCAACTTTAGTAGCTCCTTCGCTCCTGTGAAAAACTCTCCAAGCATCAGCATTACTAAGGTTTTTTATTAATATCATTCCTGGTACACTACCAAGGTTATGACTAATAGTTTGACCATTAGTACCATCATTACTACCAGTATAAGTCACAATATCAAAAAATTTAGCCTGCTTCCGAAATGTCCACGAGACATAAGGATCTGTAGAGCTACCTACAGTACCACCTCCATCAACTTTAAATCCATTGTTGTAAAAATGAGTCAGCGTTCCAGTGCTTGTTGCCTCTGCGTTTGCGAGGTTTGAACTAATGTACTTAGTAACACCTCTGCCTGTATCAAAAAGGACATGATTTTCTGTGGCATTTCTAGCTTTTATCCAAACTAAACCACCCTCATTTAACAAATCAATTCCGTTGTTTATTGTAGCCGTTGATCCTCCTTGACCAATATACAAAAACGTTGAAAAAACATTTTCCGCATTAGTAACAACGTTCCCAACCGTGGGCCATTTGCTTTTCTTCTGTAGCTCTACAACTTCGTCTATTGACCACACCCCTGGAGCAGAGGTTGACTGTAGGTTGTTAGCAGGCTCGACAGCCGTGGCTCTAATTATATTAGCCTCGTATCGTTTATCTGACATTATGCTAGTCCTCCATGTGCTTGTGAGCAATTACCTGAAGCAAGCCCATATCTTCCTACAGTAAGATCTCCAAAATCTGATCCATTACCTGTACTTGCGATTGTAACATATTCAATAATGTTAGTTTCGGTAGAAGCTATACCACCTGCAAATACACCCCTAAGGTGAGAAGAAACTGATGCATGTTGATATCTTGATTGAAGTAAATCACCAAAGTCAGAAGTATTTCCAGTGGATGCTATGGTTATATAATCTATCACATTTATATATGTGGTTGTCCACCCACCTCCAAACAAACCTCTTGTTGGTGAGGAGCAAGCTCTTAATTGTCCTTTTGCTGCACTTAAATCACCAAAATCAGTAGCGTTACCAGTGGATGCTATGGTTACATAATCCATAACGTTTGTGGTATTAGAGTTGTCAATCCCCCCACCTCGCACACTTCTAGTTGTAGAAGATAATGCAGAAGCACTAGCTGCTACTTCAGTGCAATCTCCAAAATCAGTAGCGTTACCAGTGGATGCTATCGTAATATATTGAATTACATTAAGTTTAACATTACTTGAAGTCAGTCCTGTTGAAAACAAACCTCTTGTATCATTAGCACTTCCCGCAGGGCTACGATTTACCTGTATCAAGTCTCCAAAATCAGTGACGTTTCCTACAGTTGCAATCGTAACATATTCCATTACATTTAGTCGTGCATAAGATGCATTTTCTCCTCCTCCAAACACAGCCCTTGTTTTACTTGCAAGAGCACCTGATTCGTAAGGAGTATCTGATAAGTCACCAAAGTCAGATGCGTTACCTAACGTTCCTATATTTATATAATCAATTACATTTGAATAAGCGTTATTACCATAGCCCCCTGCAAACAAAGCTCTATCTGCTGTAAACGTAGGCCATCCCGTTCTATTCTGCATCTGCGTTGAGAGCGACCATACACCTTGATAATTTGGCATTATGAAAGTCCTCCGTGTGAACCAGACGTTGCACCACCTAAATACCCAATATAGGATGAAGTTAAATTTCCAAAAGCTGTTGCGTTGCCTGTTGAGGCTATCGTTACATATTGAATTGAATTACTTGTGTATAAGCCGCTCATCATAACGGCTCTAGTGCTACTGCTCGTTCCACACATCCCTGTATCTACCGCGATTAAATCTCCAAAATCCGCAGCATCTCCTGTTGACGATATAGTGACATATTGAATTACATTTGAGTTACTAGGAGCACCACCAAACCATAGCCCTCTTGTATTAGAGCTTGCAGAACCAGGATATCTCGCCTGCCCTGAAATTAAATCTCCAAAATCCGCAGCATTTCCCGTACTAGATATCGTAACGTAATCAATTGCTCTTTTGCTTGCGGCACCTGCTGTATAACCTCCCCCATTAAGTGCTCTTGTAGGGCTTTGGCAACCTGCATTATATCTAATCGCTACAGTCATATCACCAAAATCTAAAGCATTTCCCGTGCTTGCTATCGTTACGTAATCAATTACATTACTTCTACCACTAGCATCTTGCCCACCAAAAAATAAAGCTCTTGTATCATTAGAACCACCACCACCGCTACTTCTAACAACAGTTAAATCACCAAAATCTTGAGAGTTTCCCGTACTAGCTATCGTAAGATAATCAATTACATTTGAACGAGAATTATCAAACAACCCATAGGCAGTAATGGCTCTTGTTGTGCTAGAAGCAGCACCCTCATTTTCATAGGCCGTGCCTCTTAAATCACCAAAATCTGAAGCGTTTCCTGTTGAACTTATGTCAAAATAATTAATAGAATTTGTTGCAGAATATCCGCTAGTTAGAAGTGAAACAACTATTGCTCTATTCGGCTCAGTTGCAACAGGACTAACACCCGTACTCGCATCACTAGGCGCAGAATAACCAAACGCATTGATTGCCCAGACGTTAAACGTGTAGCTTGTGCCGTTAGATAAACCAGTGACAGTAATCGGAGAAGAAGATCCAGAAACTCCAATTCCATCGTTTGATTGCGCCCGATACCCAGTAATGGCAGAACCACCAACATCAGTCGGCGCTGTAAATGCAACGCTTGCCTGTGCATTTCCTGCTGTAGCACTAACCGCCGTAGGGCTGTCTGGTGCGTTCAGCCCGTCTTGACCTATAAAGCCGCCTCTACCTCTAGCCATGTGCGACTCCTATTAGTCGGTGATTTGCTCGTAGCTCACAATAACTTCTAAATCGCTTGCAGTACCCGCAGTTGCACTTATCGAAGTATTCTCTTCAAGATAAATTGCGGTGCTCTTGTCCAACACAATCAATGATGCGTCAGCAGGAACAGATACGGTTGCAACAAGCGAGTATGCTGTG